AGGTAATAAGAAAATATAATTTAAGAAAGACTCAAAGAAACAATCGCCCACTTACAGTTGCAGAAAGTAGTAAAATTTTGAAAGCAAAAGACACTTTAAAAAGAGCACAGAGTGAACGTTTTAAAAGTAATCCAGTGAAGATAAGTAAATTAACAAATTCACTCGCTGAAAAAGCAATTAATCATTCAATATCATCATTCGAAAAAGCCTTATCAGAACCAATGCCTGATAGATATGATGATTCTTTATATGATTCTTATACATCCGGGCCAAGTTTTAATTTTGCACCATACGTTCCTGGATCTTCTTTAGAAAGTTCATCGTCATCATCACGTTCTCTTGGCTTTGCTCCAACAATGTCATCATCAGCTCCAAGTTATTCAGCTCCAAGTTATTCAAGTTCATCGTCATCATCAGCTCCAAGTTATTCAGCTCCAAGTTATTCAAGTTCAAGTTCAACATCGAGTTTTGCTCCAACTTCAGTATCGGGTGGAAAAACACGCAGAAAACGTAAGAACAAGAAATCCAAAAAACGCACATCTAAAAAATAGGCGTTTCCACCATTTTTTATTTTTTTTGTTTTTAGGGTTTTAGTTTTATAAATATTTATAAATATGTTTAAAGATTCTTAAATGTACCGAATCCAGAATATCCAAGAAATGTTTCTTCATTGTCTGCACTGTATACACGCTTGGTAGCAGTGTCTACAAGGTAAGTTACATCGTCAATTGTACGTTCTTCCAAATCTTCAGTTTCAGCATTGCGCTGAGGACCCGTTACACGACGCTTGCCGTCCCAGTAAATTCCTTTACCGGCTTCTGCGTCTTCTGTAAGAGTCAACTTGCTTAATTCTTCAATCGTTAAAGAAAGTATGTCTTTCTCCTCCATGACTTCACCACGTTCCTTTGCAGCACATTCTTTAACAAATTTGAATTCATCTCCCTTGTCATAGTCTTCATCGCTCAAACTACTCATGTATTTATTAACCTTTTCTCTAGCTTTATCGATTCCCTTCTTGTCATCTTCAGCCAATCCAAATTCTTCAATAAGACATTTGCGGATTGGACTATTTTTCATCAATTTATTGAGTCTGCGAACACCGTCGGTGTTCTTTGCTTCTTCAATGTTTGCAGTTGAAGATGCGGAAGTAGTTTCTTCTACATCTTCAGTCTTTGCTTTTTTACGCGCTGGAGCACCTGGAGCCTTCTTTTCTTTCTTAGCTCTCACTGGAGTTGAAGGAATTTCATCGGTAGGCTTGTATGTGTCCATAAATTCTTCCAAAGAATTTACAATATCGCGAAGTTGTGCATATGATTTTGCGTCCATCTTAATAAGCTTTATAGTGTGTTGTATGATACCCTATCTCTTGAAAAATAACATTCCGTTTTTAATTGCGTTTTTCAGTTCATATTATAGTTCGCTAAGTTTACAAATGTCCAGCACCGAATTCGCCAAGGCCCATCTTCGCGAACATTTAATGGGTTTACTTGTCAGCCCCATCGCAGACGGATTTTGGTCTATCTACGATTCCGCTAAAGAACTATGCGACCGAAACAATCAGCTTGATCAAGTTTTGAGAACATTTCAGAACATGTTGACCCGTATTCCCGAATGGTCAGAAGAAACTCTGAATACTGAAGTAGAACGCATTGTAAAGGTCAGCAACTGCACATACTTAGACGATCTCTTAATGGGAGTATTCATTTCATACATGAAATCATTTGCTTCACTTCATTACCGCGGAAGTTCTTCTGAACTCAAAATTGAGTTTGAGCGTCCTTCTATTTCCAAATTCATTCACGAAATGTATAAGCAATCTGCACGTAAAATGTGGCAAATGGCTTACTACTTCAAAACCGTTGGCGTTCCATCTGAACAACAAGCACGTAATCGCCAAGACATTGAACGTGTGATTACTGAATGTATGGAACAAGTCATTCGTAGTTTCTTACCTTGGGAAGCAATTGCAAAGAAATACTTTGCCGATGACGAATACGCTACACCCACACCTGTTACCCAAGAAACAGTATCCTTACCTATCCCAGTTACAGAATCTAGTCCTGCAAAAGTAGTGTTTGAAGATCCAGTCAAGGAAGAAGAAGATGAAGAAGACGAAGAGGAAGATGATAACGGAACTGACGATGGACGAGGTCTCTTAGAAATTGGAGAAGAAGTAGCAACTATTGATTTTGAAGATTTCGATAAACCCAAAGAAGAACCTAAGAAGGAAGAAGTAGAAGAAGTTGATCCATTGAAAGAAATAGAAAGCAAGGCGACCGACGACACTCTCGTTCTAAATTTGTAAAATTTAGCGTGAAATCCGAATAAATGATGATTGTTGTTGCTTCGCTTGCTGTTGCATTAGTATGTTTTATCGTCTACGCTCTTGAACGAAGATCCAAGAGCGAACCTATCGTATGGACAGACGCAGGAAAGATAACAATATTTGGAGGAATCATAGCAGCTGGAGTGGTGTTTGCGACCACTACAGATGTCGTTGCTGATACAATGAAGTCAATGGAAATACCTGCAGTGCAAGATATGTTCGTAGGTAAACCAACATTTTAAACGTCAATTGGTATAACTTCCTCTCCTGCAGGAACAGAATCAACTGCGTAGAAAGATTTCAATCCTAGAATCTCAGTTTTTGGAACAGCGTTTTTCGAGTATCTTGCAATAGCCTTATATAAATGGAATCCGTGGTACCTGTCGTGCTCCGCATTCTCTTTTCCGAACAAAATTGATTGTTCATCATCCAAAGTCAACCATTTCATATACATTTTGAAAATAGGGTTCTCCTTGTAATCCTTGCACTCTGGTCCTTCGGGAAAAAAGTCCCAGAAAGTAGAAGTAGCTAATCTTACTAAATCAAAGGAAGGATTAGGTTTGATTTCAGGGTATTTTGGAAGGTACCAAGGTTCAAAGTTGTATTGTCCCCCAGCTTCTTCGTCAATACAGAAATGATCGCTCATGAACAGTTTGGGTTCTTTCATTCCCATTAATTTCACTGAACCAATACCTCTTTCAAAATCAATCAATTTAATAAGGTATCCATAAGTTGGGACTTTATAAAGCTGGCCTGCGCAGTTGTAGTAGAAGAATTCCTTTGTAGTTGAAACATACATCACATTATTGGAATGCAAATCGTTATGTGTGAATCCGAAAGTTCGTTGCGCAAACGCCAAAGCGAATATAACTTGAGACAACCAAGCTAAATGTTTCAACGGGTTTGAGTCTGAAGCGCAAAGTTCATGGAAGGTTCCTTCGCATTTTTCCATGACTGTAATTTGAACAGGAACGTTGGAGAACGACGCCCAAGCAAAAGGTTCGTCTTCTTCATCTTCGTTTTCATCATCTTCGTCGTCACAGTCGCATGAACGAATACCGAAAATGTAAGAAGTGGAAACGGAAGAGCTGTCTGATTCTCCATCGTCGTCGTTTTCTTCATCGTTCATAATAGCATCCATTTCTGCAGGTTGAACGTCAGATACTTCCACGCCGTCAAGTTCTTGGACATCTCCTAGGTCAGTAGTTTCGCCCATAAGCAAAGAAGTTCGTTCGCCTCTTGTATGACGAAAATCCCCAGATAAATGAATATCATCTGCTAATTTGATTTCAAAGGTCTTTCCGATATTTTGGCTGAACCATGATCGTTCACATAAATCTCCGTAATCGTCAGAAATATTGATTGTGTGTTTTTGGGACATACCGGTGTATACGCCGTAAACTTTAGGGAAGTGTGGGTTTCCAGATTGAGAAAGAACGACGGAAAGAAGGGCACCGACATAAGCGGCATTATTTGAATCTTGGATCTTGCGTTGGATTTCAAATGCCTCTTCTTCAGTTGTAGGAAGGCCAAGGTAAGTCCCGTAATCCCCTTGCATCCATTTATAAGGACTCAAAAGCATAGTGATTTTCTTGTGGACCTCGACGGTATTACCTTTTGAAGTTCTTACGGTATCTGAATCAATAAGTGACGAAATGCTTTCATTTAATTTAAATCCAAACTCTTTGGGAGATTCAAGGACCTCGGTCTTGAACAATCGTTCAATGGGAGGAAAAAAAGGTTGAATGTGTTGAATTCCCCATACTTGGTCTGCTTTCAAAGCTTTCAAATCGATGTATCGTTGCAAAGAGAGGGCGACAGAGTTTGTGCGAAGGTCGCTGGATGACGACGGTTTGCGTTTGACCATATTATACTCCCATGTTAAACATAAACTTAAAAACTTCACGCACTCAAGACAAGATGAACTTTAATATCAAAAAGTTCAATATTGACATGCTGAAAGATCGCTGTGAAATTGATTCACGTAAATCTCCTATGATTGTCGTTATAGGTAAGAAAGATACAGGAAAATCTTTCTTGGTTCGCGATATTCTTTACAATACCCAACGTTGTTTCCCTATTGGAACCGTTATTTCTGCAACTGAAGTCGCCAACGAGTTCTTTCAGCACATGGTTCCTTCAAAGTTAATTCACGATAAATACCAACCGCCCATCGTAATGAATGTTATTAAGCGTCAATTAGGTATCAAGACGGCAAGAAATGAAGAGAAGAAGAGAAGTGGAGGTAACTCGCACATAGATCCTCGTGCGTTCTTGATTCTTGACGATTGTTTGTATGACGGGTCATGGATCAAAGAAGAATCAACACGTTACGTATTTATGAACGGTCGTCATATTGATTTAATGACCATTATCACCATGCAGTATCCATTGGGTATTACACCAAATTTAAGAACCAACGTAGACTTTATATTTATTTTGCGTGAGACTATCTTAGGTAACCGCAGAAGAATATACGAGAACTACGCAGGTATGTTCCCAACCTTTGAAATGTTCTGTCAGTTCATGGACCAATGTACAGAAAATTATGAGTGTCTCGTAATTTGTAACGGTGTTTCATCAAATAAATTAGAAGATCAGGTGTTTTGGTATAAAGCATCGGATCATCCAGAATTTCATTTATGTGATGATAGTTTATGGGCGGACAACAAGCCTTTCTCAAGCACGATGTTGGCTCAAGACGAATACAACCCTGATTCATTAAGAAAAAAGAGTAATTCGCCTTGGGTACACGTGAAACAGCAAGGAAAATAGAGATATATAATAATGCCAGGTTGTCCTCCAGGATTTTATGAACCAAAACCAGGTTCTAAACCTACTCTTTGCATTAGAGGAGTTATAAAGACAGATAAATCAGAAGACATATCTTCAAAAAAGTTGTCTTCGGATGCGTCGCATCGTAAAATATTTAATTTCGAAACTAAAAAGTCTTTACGCAGAGGAGGTATCACGAGTCGTCGCAAATCAAAGAAGAGTCGCAAAACTAAAAAGCGTTTATAAATCACGAACAGCTCCTTCGGCAGGATGTACTGCGTCTTCAATTGCACGCGATACGTCTGAAAGATCAGATACACCAGCGTCTTTTTTAGCATCTTCAAGTGCCTTACGTCTGCGTTCTTCGTTTTCCTTCTTTTGAGTTTCAATACGTTGAGCCTTTTCTTCTTCGAAAAAGATTTCGCGATTGACTTCGTTTTCTTTGTATTTTCTCATCATCTCGTTGAGTTCCTTTTCGGCATATTCAACTTCTGGCATCATAGTTTCAGATGGGTCCCAAGGAAGCCAAGCTCCGACTTTTCCGATGTATAAGTTATCGTTAGGGTAACGGCGTTGCATGACCTTAGCAAAAGTTTGAGTTTCTTCTAAGTTGGCAAATACACGACGAACTTTTACACCGCGAACGTTGGTTTGGAACTCAACTTTTTCGTTGAATTCATTTTCCAAGTCTTTTTCGTTCTTGAGTAAGAAAACTTGGTATTGTTCGTGCACGTCGGTCTTCTTGATTTCGTCGTTGTGGACTTTCTTGAACTCTTCCAAATCCTTGAACAAGTCGTCAATTTTAATGGAATATTTTTTGGAAAGAAAGGCGATGTAATGTTCCATGCCCTTGATTTTCCAGTCGTATTCAAGCCATTCAATGAACTTCTCGTTATAGAACTCATTCTTTTGTTTCAAGACCTTTTCAGGTGAAATAAAAGAGATGATGCAGTAACGTTGGGTTGGAATTTCTGGATCTTCTTCCAAGTAATCAATCTTCATTCCAGTTTCGTCGGTGATAGGGAGAGTTTCTCGAGGCATTTGATTAATAAAAGGCGGCAATGTTAAAGTCTTTAAAATAACGAGCTATATTTTAGTATTTGGCTTACATTGTCCAATACCTTTTGTCTGTTGCATCATGATTGGGGCTGAACAGCCTTTGCACGGACACTCGGCATGTTCGTAACCAAGAATATGACCCATTTCGTGGGATACCATATACTGACGGTAATCATCTAAAGGCAACTTGCTTTTAGATGCACCATGAAACCATCTATGAGCGTTCAACCATATATTTTTGCCATTGAGTTCTGCGCAAGAAAGTCCTTTTTCCAGACCACAAGTAGACTGAATAGTTTCTTCTGAAGATAATCGTATCAACACATCTTCATTTTGGGAAACAGGGTAAAATGAGTACCCTTTCTTTGACCATCCATCTGGATCGTTCAAGTAAACTAAAATATAAAACTCAATTTGCGCAGGGTTTACAATCGAGTATTTCTTCTTTACGTCGTCATCTATTATACATTTGACTTTAATTACTTTCATTATTATTATAAAGACTATTTATATCAAATTCAGATATACCATAGCCTGCAAAATGAAGAAAGTAAACGTATTTTGTAAAGTTTTTCAAAATAAGATTTGGATACGCATAAATATAGAAAAAAGCTAATGTATTAAACTTAGAATCTAGCAACACGAACATGTTATTTCTTTGTAGTTCGTATCCAATGCAAGATTGTTCATACTGAAAATGTCTATGATGGTTTATCGCTTTTAGAATATACTTGTCGTAAATGTTCTTTAAAAATGTAGCATGTTTTTTAGGTTGCATAACGAGTACCCCTGTATTTAAAAGTAAATTAGTTTGAATATGAAACCCCGCACGAAGATAGTACTCTGCAGCTGTTATCCCAAGATTGTGCCTCATATTTATTATTGCTCGTTTGTTTGGGGTTGGTTGAGGGAATTCATTTACTATACCTATTTTATCACCAAAATCAATAGACAAATGTATAGGAGGAGACTCAGAATAAATTGCTACATCGGCGTCTACAAAGACAATAAAGTCGTAGTCGTTTGACCAAGGTTGACTGCATACCAGAATTTTATTGAAAGAAATAGTTGTTTTATCTTTTACATTTGGATCTAAGAAGTCAGTTATTACTTTGAAATCATAACCGTGTTTTTTGGCATATGCTTCTTGCGTAGGTCTGTAATGTTTTGTATATTCTGCCAAATAATGATCGCCAATAGCAATAGTAACAAGACAAACTTTTAAGTCCATTATAAATTTAGAAATACGGTTTTTTCTCTGTTCTTAACTATAAAAATGCCCGAACAAAAACCCGCTCCTCAATCTGTCGGACCCGATATGAGCGATCTCGTCACCCGTGCAATCAAGTATGCATTTGAAGGTTTGGCCGTAGCTATTGCCGCCTACCTCTTACCAGGCAAGGGACTCAAACTCTCCGAAATCGGAATGATTGCCCTCGTCGCCTTGGCCACCTTCGCCATTCTTGATATCTACGCCCCATCTGTAGGTTCATCTGCCCGTACTGGTGCCGGTTTCGGTATTGGTGCACATTTAGTAGGTTTCCCTTAAAAACAATCTGAAAGACTATTCATTATACTTGAAGTAGATGAATACCCAAATTGAACTCGTTCAAGAACACACATTCGCAACGAATCTTGTTCTTGGTCGGCATTGATTTCAACTAAAAGTTGACATTCTGAAGCTGAACGCAAAGCAATTCTTATTATCTTCCATTCACTTTTCTCATCCACAATATCAACAAATAATTCTTCATAACTTTCTTTGAATTCAGTAATAGCATCTACAAAGTTCTTCATTTGTATATATCATGTCTCAATTTTGAAAACCACTTCTATTTTAAGTCAACGAGAATATACAGAACAATGTATATGAAAGCAAAAATCCCAAGAGCCATAAAGGAACAGCTTTGGCTTTCCAAATTTGGAAAAGTATTTGAAGCTAAATGTTATACTCCATGGTGTAAAAATATCATAAACGTATTTGATTTCCAATGCGGTCATGATATTCCTGAATCAAAAGGAGGAGCCACCGACTTAACAAACTTGGTTCCTATTTGTGCAAGATGCAATACTTCGATGAGCAACATCTACGATTTCAGACAATGGTCGGAGCAAGGAGGAATCCCAACATGGAGCTCGTGGTTTTCATGTTGCTGCTCTAAGAGAACACAATGTATAATACCGTCAGATATCAAGGTAAGTGGTACAAAATCACACCAAAGAAGTTTGAGCCAGAAAAACAGACGTTTACAATAGCTTGGATGATGATCAAAGACTCTTCTCTGAACCCAGAAGAAGCGTATAGACAATTCTATAAAATTCAGAGAGAAGATAATAAAGTTTTATACCCTTCTTTTAGAAAGGAAGAGAATGGCAATTAGCGGATCTATATTCACGTCGTTCATCATTTCTATATTGGTAGTATTGGTAATGATTTTATTTTATTACCTGTTTAACGGTCTGTATCCAGGATCACGCTTAGTTTTGGAACTTCCTCCTTTGGATAATGGATTAGACGGAAACCAGGCAAAGTTTATGTTCTTCTATGCTTCATGGTGTCCATGGTGTAAAAAAGCAGACGATAAATGGCGATCGTTCAAACAATTAGTAAACAACCAAGGCCTTACTTACGGAGGACATCATATTTCATTTGAAGAGATAAATGCAGAGATAGATAAGAGTAAATCTGCTCTGTATGGAGTCAAAGCTTACCCTACATTCAAAGTAGAAACAAAGGATAAGATGTACGAAATGAAAGGAACGCCTTCAGTGATCACTTTTCGAGAATTCTTAAAGAAGGCCCTTGGAGACGAGAAAGCTACGCAAAGCACTACCTGAAACCATTAAAATATCTTCAACATCAAACTCTTCAATGCTAGACATACTACGTAATTTAGGATAAGACAAACACACGGTGCAATCCCGCTTTACTTGATCATGAAAATTCTTGACAAGTAGACTGTGGATATCGTGAATGTAAGTTAATGGAGACATCGTGTCTAGAGTTTTAGGAGTGAATTTAGTATCAGTAACCGTTTGTTTGAGGGAAATACAGAGAACGTTTTCCGAACCGGGAACAAGGTAATCTATAGACGGACAAAATATATCACCATCGACATACACTTGGTTATACAGAATTTGTGGCCTAAAAACTCCGGGAATACAGCATGAACATTTTATAGCTTCAAGAACAGGAACGTTCTTGGAAAATATGGTTGGTTTTCCAGTAGTCAAATTTGAAGAAACAATGAACAACGGCATTTTAGCATCGCCTAAAACTTTGGTCTTGATGTCTAACCCTTGTTCCATAAACAAATCGCAAACCGATTTCTCGAAAGTGTCCATTGAAAACACGCCTTTGGTAGTCAATGAATGATGTAGTTTTCCGATATCCAGTTTCGGAATGAAAGACGACAGCTTGAATGCGTCTTTTATCTTTGTAAGGTTCTCAATCGGTAACCCAAAGGCAATATAAGTGGCTACAATTGACCCAACAGATATACCCCAAACTCCTTTTGGAAAAACTAGTTCCTGATGCTTTTTGAGTTCCAGAAGAGCTCCAACGTGCATTATACCTTTGACTCCTCCGCCTCCTAATCCCAGTGTGTGAAACATTACTATAATTTTGTATCCTAAAAGAGTAGATGTTACGCGCAAGAGATGTGTGGGACGAACAAGAACAAAGAAGATCAAACCGTATGGCTGCGATGACGCCCATCATAGCACAAATCCAAGCAAAAATCAAGCAGCACGCGACGCATCATTCAAATGCTCCGTATATAGTCTACGAAGTTCCAAGTTATGTATTCGGGTATCCTTTGTTCGGATTAAAGGAAGCTGTAGAGTTTCTTGTTGCAGAGTTCGGAAAAGCAGGATACTGGGTTTGGGTAGTAGACGAAAAATACCTGTTTATTTCATGGTTGAAACCTGTAAAAACACGAGACGGGCCCAGACAAATGCTGGTTACAAATTACCGTCCCATGCCGTATGACCAAACATTTATTTCATCGGATAACAAATAATGGAAGTTCTAGGAGGTTCTTTGAATATCGCAATTTTAGCTATTTTTTATACTGCATTAGGGGGATTCCTTTCGTTCTTATTGTATCATTTATTTGATGATTTTGACAAAGACTGGGAATCTGAAACTTTAGCTTACCAATTGGGAGATGTTTCTATGGAATTAAGTATCGTAGGGTTGGTAGCGTTCTGGAGCACACACTTAATCAGCGACTTCACTCCATTCTTTGAAGTTCATCCTGAACTGGATAAATTAATTGATTCCTACATTTCCGGATTGTTCTATGCTATCGCCGTATTCATATTCTTGGACGGTCTTACAGATAAGGTCAAGTATTTATATAACGTATACTTGAACGAACATTTCGTCCGTGTGTTTCCAAAGGAATGGTCATTAATGAAAACATTGTTCGGTCCGCGAAAAACGAATGCAAAAAAAGATAGTGATAAAACACACTAAAAATGGAGTGTAAACATTCAATCGTAATTGACGAAGGCGAAAAAGTATGTGAAAAATGCGGAACTATAATGGAAAAAGTCATAGACGAAAGTGCAGAATGGAGAAATTACGAGCAGGGAAAAGGGGAAGACCAATGTCGTACAGGATTTACAACATCGGACTTGCTTCCAGAATCGTCTTACGGGTCAATCATGACTTCTAGAGGTATCTCAGCCAAAGACACGAACATGAAATCTATTCAGCGTCTTTCTTGTTGGTCGTTATCTTCAAATTCACAAAGATCATGGATGGGTATATTTGATTCTATTCAAATGTCGTGTGCCCATGCCGGGTTACCTAAGGCCATCGTGTTGGACGCGTGTGGGCTATACAAAAAACTTGAAGACGCGCAGAAAGTTAGAGGGGAAACAAGACGCGCGATGATCGGAGCAGCTGTTTTCGTAGCGTGCCGAAACAATCATGCGCCACGAAGTCACCAGGAAATAGCTTCATTGTTCGTTGTGAATATTCGTTCGTTATGTAAAGCGATTACACACTTTGAATCTACGGAAAACACTGTTCTCCAAACGGAACTTGGAATTGCAGAGAGGTTGTGTGCTTCGTTGAACTTGAACGATGACCAGCGGGACAGAGTGATGGATTTATTGGTGCAAATATCGGAGAAGTCAGAGGACGAGTTCGAGCATACACCCAAGACTATTGTATCTGGAGTGGTTGCACATGTAATGAACTTGAAAACGAAGGCAAGTATGAAATCTGTTTCCGATAGTTCAGGAGTATCTGCTTTATCTATTCATAAAATTGTGACCAAACTCACTTCTTCTCAAATGTGATGTTATCAGTATTTACAGGCGAGCCCACAAATCGTCCGAACGAGGTGTTATCTGGAGGCCAGGTAGCAGATGTTTGCCCGAGACCGCCCCCGCGTTTACCTTTGCGGTGCTTTTTCAATGTGCGACGACGAGAACGACGGCTTTTACGAGTCTTTGCCATTTCTTATGTTTGAACAAAGAAATGAAGTGGCAATACATTGGACTTTTAGTTTTAGTTTGTGTAGTTTACTATTACTTCACAAGACGTGAACACATGACCAATGACCAGTTAATAAACACATTGAAGGTGTTTGGAGAAGAAGCAAAGAAGCATCCACAAGGAATAGCGAATCCTCCAGCTCCCATTGAATCAATAATGAATAACGCCGCCCACATTAAATCGTAAAAGAATACAATGAAGCCCAATTGGAAATTGGTAATTACTGTAATTGTAGTAGTTGGATTGGTGGTATACTGGTTTGCAGGAACTCGCGAGAATTTAGATAATCCTCAACCTCCTACTCCTCCTGTACAGGAATCCCAACCTTCGCCTTCAACAAACTCAAATGTAAACACTTCAAATTTTTCAACATCATTTTACTCTGCTACGAAGAAGCAATCAAATCCTAACGCAAAGAACCAAGCTCCTATTTTTGGACCTTACAGTGGAGGAAAGAACTCATCCAGTGCATCTAACAGTCAATCTAAAAAGAACTTATCTAACGGAAAGTATCCAGAAATTTTTGGACCTGATGTGACTGTAACGCCTTTATCTGGTTCCCCAGGAACTTCGTCATCAGGGTTATCTGGTTCCCCAGGAACTTCGTCATCAGGGTTATCTGGAACAACAAGTGGCTTAGTTTCTTCTGACCAAGTAGACCAACCAAGTTACGAATTTAATCCGGATTTAAAGAACGCTTTTCCGTATGACGGACCTCCTCAACCGTTTTTAACGGATTTCAAGAAGATACAGCATTAATAAAGGGATGTTCGGTCTAAGAAACTTCAGTGGAAGTTGTTGGGTGAACGCGTGCCTACAAGCATTATTTCGGATTCCCGAAGTCCAGGAGAGATACGCAACGAATCAACATGATTCATCAAATGCTGTTGATTTTTCGTTGCACAAAATTTGGAATTCTGAAGGGAAGCAAGGACTGCAAGAATTCTTTCAGTCTGTAAAGACTCATACTATGCCTGCAGGGGAAAATATAGGCGACACGCACGAACTGTTTGTGTATTTATGTGACCAGTTGCCTTACTTGAACAATTTATGTAGATTCAAAATAGCAGATACTATTTCTTGCAAGAACTGCGATTATCGTGAAGTGAAAGAAGACTCGGTCACTGAATTTTCTATTTCGTCCGACGGAATTCGAGTTCCGATGGCAGAATGTATTTTGAAAACAGTGAAGCCTTATGAAATAGAAGATTGGAAATGCGAGAAGTGTGATAAACATGGATGTATAAAACAACAACTTATTGGATCATTTCCTAAAGTGATGATGTTTCATATGGTCTCTGAAGAATCATCCATTGATTACGCAAGCGTTCTTTCATTGAACAACAAACATAAATATGCATTATTATCGGTTTCTTGCTACAACGGATTTCATTGGTGGGGATACGGAAGAGACATGCCTCCGGGAAAGTCATGGTACACATTTGACGATGGAGTTGTAACTGAACACGGGCCTAAAGAGTTCCCTCTTTCGGGAAAAATGAGATTACTGATTTATTATCGCCTGAACAATTAATGGACACTACAACAACACTTATGATCGGAGGTGTGAGTCTCGTTTTACTTACTGTCGTAACATTCGTATCTACAGGAAGTTTTCTTGCAGCGTTGGTCGTATTGACTCTTGCATTGGGAACTATCGCTGTTCTAACAAAACTTGGATTTATCCAGGTAGATGTTTCAAATAACGGTATTCAATTAGGATTCTACGAACTGGCAGTTCAACCTGCAGTTTCGGCTCCTCCAGCTGATACTGCAACTAAAGCTGCACCTATCCAACAACCCGAAGTGTTCTATGTGGGGGGAAACGACTACACTTACGAAGAAGCAGCAGCTGTTTGTGCGGCTTACGGATCAGATTTAGCAACGTATGATCAAGTGACACAGGCTTACAATTTAGGAGCAGAATGGTGTGCTTACGGATGGACGCAGGGAGGTATGGCTTTGTACCCAACACAGCCTTCAACATGGTCAACTTTACAACAAGACGCAATAGCAAAAACAAATTGTGGACGACCTGGAGTGAACGGCGGATACTTTGATCCATCTACAAAATTCGGAGTGAACTGCTACGGAATTAAACCAACTGACAATACGAACGCAAAGTATCCTCTTCCATTACCCGGAACAGACAAAGCGACATTTGATGCGATGGTAAGTAAATTCAAGTCAATGATAAATCAAATTCCAGTAAATTCATTTAATCGTGACGGTTGGTCTGCCTGGAATTTATCGTCGCATGGAGTAAATGCAGAATTACCAGCTGGACTCACCAATAAATCGTAAGATGTACGTTCCGGGAGATCATGATTTACCTGTAGCTCCTGTAGTGTCTCCGCCACACACGACGGAAACCGACCAAACACATCGTCATATGACTTGGTTGCATAACAAACCAGCGAACAACGGAGTGTTTCCAATGGAACAGTTTTCGGGACGCAAGAAAACGGAATTTAAAAATGCAAGTAAGTAGGTCTCATAGACAAACAATTAAAAATGAGAACCGCATACAGAATTTACATGAGCCGTCCTTACGACACAATAAAGAAAGTTACTTTACTGAGAGAAGAAGAAGATCTTGATATGGCTAAGACATATGTATTTCGATACATGTATTGCTTCATCTTGTTACCGCATGTTAGAACTGAACTTGAAATGATGCAAATTTATTCAAACTGTACTTTGTTTATAACTAAAGTTGTTCTCAACGATATGGACGATATAATTATCTCCGAAGTCATTCGCTACGTTGACTTGGGAGATCATTGGTCCGAAACTAATATGGGAGCCGGCGCAAAAAGTTATTTGAAAATATACAAAGTTCTAGGAAAAGTTTCAAAGTGTATTCTACAAGCGCGCGATTACTGCAAACAAGCAGTATACTGAAGAAAAGAACATCCGGAAACGGAATCTTTTTACTTAAGGAATGAAGTATCAAAAAAATGAACTCAATTTACGTTTTATATGAAGACAAAGACGAACAAATATTCAATGTAAGTAGACATGTAGTCTACACTTCAAACGAACTTCCTGTTATGATTAATCTTATGAACAAGTTGGTTCAGCGCACGATGCAAGTTGCCGAATTGAATACTTTAGAAGGCACTAAAGAAATTTACAATGTCAGAAACTATTTCAGGTATTCCGTGTTCAAGTGTTACTATAATGCACACACAGGAGCCAAAATATCAGAAGCTGAATGTATACGTTCGGTGAACGTAATTGACACATGGGGATTCTGTCCAGAAGAACCCATTGAGCAATACAGACCTCCTCCTAGAAAGAGGGTAAGATTTGAAGAAGATGTTCCGTCAAATGTGCCTGGATTCAATACATTAACAGAAGCTGAAAAGTTGGATATACTGTATCATTAAGTTCCGGAAACGGAATCTTTTTACATTTGGAAATATAAATGATTGAACTAGCTCTTTTACTTGGATTGGGAGCAGTAGGATACCTCTTGGCGACCCAAGAACCTGGATCTGGATCTCAATCTACACCACGAACCGTAGAGAACTTCACTCCAAGACCTACGCAGAACATAAACGATAACCTCCCCACAGATTACACGAACAAGGGACACAACAACGAAGTTCCATTTTTTGGTCCCAAGGTCACTCAAAGCATGTACTCTGGAGCCACTGAAGGTATTCTTGATAACCATACAGGAGCAGGCAAGGAATACTTCCAAAAGAAAGAAACTAAATCGTTCTTTGATACGAAACCTGCTACAGGCCAACCATTTGGTAACCAAGTAGAATCTGATTTCTTTCAATCGCGTATGGTTACTGGCCAAAACATGAAGAACGTGTTCCCAGTTGATCAAGTACAAGTAGGTCCAGGAGGTAACGACGGATACACCAACATTCCTAAAGGAGGTTACCAACAAGATCAATATCGCGACTATGCCTTGCCAAAGACAACTGATGAACTTCGTGTAGCTACTAAACCTAAATTGACATACGAATTACCAGTTGTTCCAGGTAAGGCCGTAGTAACAGTTCCAGGTATACAAGCCGACGTCAACAAGAACCGACCTGATCGTTTTGCAATTTACGGTATGGACCGTGTGAATACAGCTGTAGGTGCACAAGTAGCACAAGCCATTTACCCTGAACAACCATTGAGAACCCAGGCACGAGAAACTACAGGCAAAGAATACTTTGGAGCAGGAGGAAACATGGCTGCCAATGTTGCATCATACATTCGTGCATTCACTGAACCTTACCAAGAATTCATGAGACTGACGGCAGAAGGACGTCCAGGACCTGCAGGAGCCCAAGGAACAGGTGTAGCTTTAGGTGGAGACTCTTACGGAGTCCAAACCAATAAGGATGAATCTGTATTGTCTGACGCTTCACGATTGAACGTTGGTTTAGTAAGTATCAACGCTACAGGAGAAAACTTGGGTTCATACACTTTCAACGCTCCTCTAAAGCAAGATGTATACATAGAACGCAACGAGCCACAAATATTGAGTGCGTTCCACCAGAACCCATATTCACAAAAGCTTGACTCCATTTAATAATGGACTTGATACGTGAACACTTGATTTACAAAGACGTGCCTATCACAATAGAAATAGATAAATTAAAAACGCAAGAACAATACGAAGTAATACGCCTTCTTCTTGCGTCACGTAATAAAAAAGATGTAATTTCAGTGATTACATCTCAATCAACAAACAAGTACATAAAATCTCTGCTTCAGGACTTAAAAATTAGTATCTCGGACGTCGTCTAGTAACTCTGCGATTACCTCCTGTAGCTGGTGTAACAGGTTTATTACCTTTATCGTCTGGCGGTATTCCTCCTTTTCTTGCAATTGCACCTTTTATTTGTCCAAGCTGATTTTTCAATCTATCAAATTCTGATTGCTTAGATTTTTCTGCTACCTTATTTTTATCGTCTTTACTAGCCAGACCATCCTTTTTATCGAAAGTCTCTTTGTATTCTTTATACAATTCTTCTAAAGGCTTATCGTCATACCTATTATTTTGGTTGTTTTGTTGTTTCAGTTCATACAACTTATCTTTGACTTCATCAAGAGCTTTCTTGATTTTCGTTTCTTCTGAATTGAAGATCTTTTCTGCTCGTTCTTTTTCAGTTTTGAAACATAAATTCATATCTTTGAACTTCTTTTCGTATAACTGGACTTTTCGCTGAGATTCACGATCTTCTTTATCTATTTCCGCTTTCTCTTGTTCTATTTCTTTCATCAAGATATTTAAGTCAAACATATAAGAATCAGCTTCACTTGTGCGTTTCAATACTGACGCCAAAATGATATCTGATCCTGCATCTTTGCACATAAGAATCGTCTTTTGTTCATTAACAACTTTTTCAGCCAACTCAATTCCTTTTGTTACGTTTTCTGATGGTTTAACTGCAATTGTCTCCTTCTTTTCTTCGGCGATTTTCTCTTGCACTGCTTCTTCGCAATCAATTGTGTATCCTTTTGCACGTAATCCTTCTAAGAACTTAATTAAAGTATCAGCCGTACAGTTTTCATACTTGTCGCAAATTTTGGAAACAAGATCATTGGTAATTCTTGATGCTGGATCTTTAGGATCTCCTTGTGGGAACCCTATACTTGGATCTTCCTTAATAAGTGTTATAAGTTTATCAACGTCTTTAAGTTCATCGTCCCAACCAGTGAAACTTGGAGAAATTGGAATTGTCTTAGGGAGAGCTCTGGTAGGAACGCTGGGAATACTCGAAAGTTGTCGTTTTATTTCATCATTTGCTCTGCGATCTATATCTCTTTGAACTTCACTATAAGATGTATCATTTACTTTGTCCAGATCTAAAAACTTTTCATATTCATCTTCATTTCGAGAATATTGTTCAAATTCTTTATTTCTTTGATCTCGTAATTTCTTCTCTTTTGGATTTGATGGAGTAATTTCTGGTTTAGGATAATTAGCTTCAATTTCATCTCGCTCTGCTTGTCGTCTATCTTCTTCTTCTTGTGCTCTTGCAGCAGTTTCTATATCTCGAATATGATCAACAACTGGGCCTAGTTCTGCTTGTTTACTGGGATATTGATCGTTTAAAAATTTATCCATAATTTTATTTTTTTCTGAGTAAACTCCTCCTGTTATTGCTGGATTCTTAAGTTGATTTATTAATTGGTCCAGTTCGTTCACTCTTTTGAATCTGTCGTCTTCAGGTAACAACGTACACTTAGTTCTAAGTTCTTCAAGGTTTGCAAGCAACTCTTTGTCGTCTTTAGAACCCTTTACTTTAGTTAAAATATCGTCCAGTAACTTGTTTCGTTCTGTTGGATCTGGATTATTAACGTCAGCTGAAGCACGTCCTCTGCATGGATCCTTAGCGATTTGTGCAGCCACAAACGCAGCTTCACGTGCACGAATAGATCTTTCTAATTTTTCAACGGCTTTATACGCTTTAGTTAATAAATCACAACGGGTTTTTACATTCTCTTTAAAAGTCTTTTCTAAGTCCTTACCTGTTTCAATCAATTGCAATAAACAGCTCATCTTTCCAGAAATAATCTTTTCGTCTCGTTCCAGTTTCAAAGTTTCAATTCTTGATTCCGCGTATGCAGTATAATACTTTTCAATATTCTTAAGAGCTTCAGTTAAATTGTCTGAAGTTGTTTCTGAAGAAGGATCGCCGGGATTATTACCTTTATTTCCTTTAGCTTTACCGCCAGTCATAACTTCTGGACCACCTACCGGAAGTATTCCTTCTAATGGTTCAGGCTCACTAATTGGAGGAGTAAGTTCCTTTTCCTTTGGAAATATCTCTGGAACTTCACGAATAACTTGTTCAGTTGGAACTTGTTGACGACCTTTGTTTACCAGTAAAGTGTTATACTTGGCCTTAGCTGAATCAAGTGCTGTTTTACTTCCATTTTCAATAAGAAACGCTTTGCGGTAAGCAATTGAAGCTTTTGATAAACTTGTTTGTAATTCTTTCTGTTGATTTTCAAGATCTGTTACTCGTTTTTGGATAATTCCTAATGTCTGTTCAGTCGTCGTGTCTCCTAAGAAAGCAGCAACTTCAATGTTTCTTGCAATGTCTCTCAGTTCATACAACAATTCATCTATTTTGTCTAATTTTGTTTTTGAGTCGCTCTTCAAAGAATCAAATGATGCGCGTGTGTCTGCCACTCTGCGAACCTTATTATCCAAATCGTCAGGTTCTAAACTACGTTCTTCTCGTGTATCGAAAAAATTCTCGTCATCTTTTGTTGAAACAGCCACTTCTAAATTAATTTCTGCAGTTAATTTATCGATATACCTCTTTCTTGTTTCTTCGTCTACGGCTTTTAATTCTCCGATAAATATCTTTAATTTACGTATTTGTTTCTTGAATTCGTCGGAATGTTGGATTTGTTTTAGCTTGTTTTCTCCAATATTAGGAGCACTTATATTGTTTTTATCAAGTTTATCACGCCATGTATTGAAATAGTTAGTTGTGAAATCGCGGTATGCTTTTGCTATATCTATTTTCTTCCCGTCGCAAGAAACTCCGCGAGACGCTTCAGTATAAATAGCATACACATGTTCTCTACGAATTCGTGCTAATTCTAAATTACGTTTCGTTGAAACATACGCTTCTTCAATACGTTGTGCATTCTTTGAAGATTTCTTTGCTATTCTGACCTTTTCTTCTGCTTCCTGGATTTTCAATTCAATTTCCTTCTTTTCTACTTCAAGTTTGGCTTTGTCCTCTTCTAATTTAATTGGTTTTTGTTTGAAGAATTCTTCTGCCTTCTTAGCTCCGTTCAGCCACAACTTAGCATCCTTGAGCTGGTTTTGAAGTGCTCGTTTCTCACGAGAAGTTGGATTTTCTAATAACTTAGCTTCTATTTTGTTTACTTCTTCTTGAGCCAAAGGAACTTTACTTGCACTGTCCGATATCTCTTTGAGTTTTTTAGAAATTACCGATATCTTGAAATCAACGCCTGCCAATTCTTCGTTGAGTCTGTTCAAAGTGTTCTTAGCGTCTGCTAAATTTGCATCACCTCCTTCTTCAGGAGGAACGTATAATCTAAGTTCAGTTGGAGCGTACCATTCGCTTTGTTTTCCGTTCTTGTCCATTCCACATACGACGTTAATAGTCAATCCTTCCGATGCATTAGGATCAACGCCTTTTACTACACCCACATCTCCATACTGAGTCTTTCCCAAACATTTCTTGCCCTTTGATTCTTCTGTAGCAGCCACGAACGTTCCGACAGTTGCTCTTCCGCCAAAAATAGGTAATCCTTCGGTATCTTCTGGTTCAGCTATTTCCAAATCTTCCGGTTCGTACCAATCACCAGTTTGTTCGTCTGCGTTCACTCCATTGCAACGAACATAAATCTTCAAATTATCAGCGCTTTCAGGATCTAGCTTGTCAACAGTTCCAACATCCCCGAACGTTGATCGGCCTAAAGGTTTGCTCTTCACATGTTCTCTGCGTTCGTCTCGGATTTTGACTTTCACGTCTTCTGCTGCCATACCTCCAAAAATAGCAATACCTACCAACGGTCTTTTTTCCTTTGGAACGTATTCCAAGTCATCGCGATCATAAATATCTTCCCCGATAAATGATTTATCTATTTTAGATGTTGATACAGTTACTTCATATTTTGTGGCGTCTGTAGGACTCAAACGAATAGCTGTGACTTTTCCGATCTTTTCAAATGTGTCTTTCAAAGCAAGATACTTGCCTGCATTCTTGTAAAATGCTCGTTCCTGTAACTTCACGCGAGACCCTACAACAATAGACCGTTTGTCTCCGCTGATATCCATCTTAGAATCCATTGGGCCACTGATAAGTTCTAAATGATCTGCATTGTAGTATTCTTCTCTATCTTGTTTCTGATCGAGACGTTTTACCTTTACCAAGATTTCTCGGTCGGATCCTTCAATGAGAACACGAGTAACTTTTCCTTTATCTTCGTAAAAAGGATTCCCCAGTGCCTTGTCTGCATTTGCCTTTTTGAATGTGTTCTGTAACTTCACAACGGAACCCGGGACTGCTATTCCGCCCAAGATTGCAATACCTCGTGATCCCAAAGTGGAATACACAACTTCCAAATCAGTTCCCAAGTATTCTTCCACTAACACATTCTTGTTTCCACGACAACGGACATTGACTTTTTTGTTTACCCTATCAATTTTTACAACTGTTCCCATCTTTCCGTAATCTTGACTAGCTAAACATGTTTTCTCATTGATTACAGCTGCTTCTTTAGTAAGCTTAACTGTAGCCCCAAGAACAATGTCTGATCCATAAGCGTCAGGAATTCCTGTTTTGGTAGAACCTAAGTTAGAATTCATGTACCATGCGCCAAACCCCGCCAGTACTGATGCTGTAATAACGGCTCCCGGTAAAGCGGCCATCCTATCTTCTTGTCTTTCAGTAGAGATGTTTCATTTAGTAAAAGACAACGTAACACAAATTGAAGACAATCTTATTTGGGCCAGAACCGTAAGAGATTCCATATTTGCTTGGTGGTTCAATATTACTCTGCTTGTTTTGGTCTTGGGATCATTCGGGTATTTCTTGTGGGCGAGCTACGGAACTGCTCCCCCCGAAGAATTGAAAAAGATTCCGTTCACTCCTGTTACGTGGCACAATGCAGTTAGAAATGTTCCCATAACAGAGTATGGACAGACTCCTCAAATTGAAACTGGAGATGGTTTACCGGGTTTTGCCCGTAGAACAGGCGCGTCAGACTTTTGAAGAACTCAAAGGTAAGGCACCAAGACATAAAGATGAAGTTCCGGTCAAGCGGAAATTAAGAATCGTGACCAAAAACAAATGAACAGTGCAGCTGGACACACGAATCAAGTAAGAGTTATTGCTCAAGCAAAAGCCACAAAAGTTGAGTATCCTGGCAACGTAGCCAGCAACTACAACCCTATCGAGACCGCATATGGTTGTAGTCCGGTGTATAAAACAATATCGTATTTTGATATCAT